CCTTCAGAGTTCTTTGCACAACAATTCGTCCAATATGCCATAGCTAAAAATAAAGCTGGCACATACGATGAAGTAATGTCTATGTGGAAAAGAATAGGTAGAACTGTAAATGAAACTATAAGAAGGTGGTTTGGAGTTGGTGGTGATGAGGCTACTCCAGCTACACATCTATCTGCTATAGACCCAGATCTTATACCTTTATTCCAAAGAATATTTCCAGATAGAGATCCTGTAAATAGGTATGCAAATCTATTAAGTAAGTTTGCTAACGCAGATCAAAAAACCAAGTACAGGTTATCTGTGTTAATGGATTTAGATGAAGTACGAAGTAAAATTGACAAAGCCTTAGATGGAAGTCACGAAGAACTTTTATCTGCTTTAGGTGGTAGAGGTCTTGAAACTGATAGACCTAGTGCTGCTACCGTACTTAACTCTTTCTTAAGAAATGCTAGGGGTAGAGATAAAGTAACTAAAAGGTTTGGCAATCCTACAAGAAGTAGAAAAGGTAAACACAATAGAAAAAGATTCTTTGAAGAAGGCGAGTTGGTAGATATTGATGGTTCTGTACCAAGACACAGAAACCAATCTGATTACCATACATTTACAAAGATTACTGATGCGTATTGGAAAATTATAAATCACGCTAAGAAAATGCGTGACCCAAGATTTATTGATGCTGATAAAAAAGCTGGTAAATATTCACAAGCAACACCTGGTCAATATCTTGGTGCATTAGAAGCTACTGCTGGTAAAGGAGAACGGGGAGCTATTGATGTAGCCAACGCTAGAGAGATACAAAGGCTTATAAAAGAACAGGCTGCAGATGATGGTAACTACAATGTAGACGCAGAAGATATTATGTCTATGCAGTTAGGTACCACTGATATTCAAGGTGGTGGTAACAAGTCATTGACTGCATTGGTTATGGAAAATGCTGCTGCTAATCAAACTCCTGACAATATAGACCAACTTGCAGTAACAAGAGCTTTAGCTTTTGATGTACTAGCTAACATTGAGAATGCAGAAAAAAGATTAAGAAGGCAGTTACATAACATCTTTGGTGAGATGGATGGCTTTGATATCACTACTTCTGTTGGTAGAGATGAACAAGTATATGTTAAAGGTGCTAAAAATAAATCAACTAAAAGGTTTAGATCTCTTAACGCTAAGAGAAAAAGAGATAATGTTAATAGACAATTAACAGGACGAATTAAACAAATAGAGGATTTAGAAAAACAAGCTGACTCTATTATGAAGAAAACTCTTGGCAAACAAGGTCAATCTTCAACTCTTAAACAATCTCCTAAAGAGATGTCTATTAGAGAAATAGCTGATGAAACTAAAGTAAGTAAGAAACAAACTGCTAGAACTAAAGACCTAACTGCTGAACTGGTTCAGAAACTTTTATCTGATCCAGAAGTTCCAGAGTTTTCTGTAATACAAAGATCAATAGAAGCAGATCCTAATATAACAAGATTATCTAATGGTCGTGTTGCAACCACACCTGGAGATTTTGTTCAGTTACTTCAAGAAGGATATAACCAAGGTTATCAAGCTAGAATGGACTACGCTATGTATGTCCTACGAGGTCAGCCTGATGGTCTAAATCTAATGCCTAGAAAAGCACCAGTCAAAAGAATGGTGATGAAAGAGGTAGAACAATCTAAAGGTGTTAGTGGAGAGAACGGGATTCCTGCAAGAACTCCCGTCTACATAAAAGAATTTTTAAGAAAGGTTACACACAGAGATCCTCTTGTTGAGAACAACGCTAGAACATTTACATACAGACTATTAAATATTCTAGGTAAAACTCAATTTGATAAGAATGCTTCTAACAACTTCCTAACTATGGATGATGTTGGTGGTTTATTCCCAGAAAGTTACTTTGGTGCTAACTATGGTACATTTGAACACGCTAACAATGGAGAAGTATTAAATATAGTTAGAAGAACTGCTAGAAAAATTGCACAAAATTTAAAAAGCGGTAAGAGTAAGATTGAATATCCTAATACAATAGCCTCTCGTAAACCTGTTGGTAGAGAATATACCGTCATAGACGAGGTTGGTTACTTAATGTACCACTCTGCTATTGATGAAGAAGGTAAGATTAATATTAACAATGCTTATCAAGAAGCACTTGAACTTGGTGAAGCTCGTGCAGTTAAAATATCTGAAAGTTTTAATGTTCCAAATCCTAAAGGTGCTGCAGTTAAATGGTTCATTGATGGATTTAATGACATCTTATCTCAAAAAACTACAAAGAGAGAACTATACAATAACCTATCAGGGTCTGCTTTATTAGAAGATAGTCTTGATTCTGTAACTGAACATTCAGCTTATCTTCTTAATAAGATGATAGGTAATAAAAAATTAAGACAAAGATATAGATACCTAACTTACTTTGGAGATATGCACTATGATGCAGCTTCAGTACACCCAATCAAAAGATCCGTAGACCAAACTGGTAATAGTGGTACTCTACATCTAGCTAAAAAATATGCTTCTGAAACTATATCTAGTTTTAGTGATGCTGCTGATTTATCACATCGTGAGTTCTTAAACGCTAGGTCTACAGACAATCTATTAGATTATGTGTTCTATCACGGAACACCAAATGGTGATGCCTTTAATAAATACAAAGGTGCTCGTGGACCAAAACCATCTAATGCTGATTCATTATATGGACCAGGTGTCTACTTAGCAAAAGATCCTACAGCATCAGAAACATATGCAAGGTTTACTCACAAGAACTCTTTAAAAGCTATGGTTGATTCTGATGATCCAGATGTAATTGCTATTACAGATGAAATCATTAATGACATAATGGAAAACAACTATAAGCTTAATGATATATCTAGAGCTTATGCTGGTAGAGATATAAGAAAAACAACTCTTAATCGTATGGATGAAATGGAAGCAGGTATTGTTGAGCCTGTTGATGGTGATCCTGCATATACTATGTTGCAAGATGCACAGGTCTACGAAAGACTTATGCTTAAAAACGAAGAGCTGTTTGAAAGATTAGGTCAATTTACCAAAGTAAGAAGAAATCCTAAAGTTGTTCCTATGTTTGTTCGTGCAGACAATATGTTTGATTTTAGTGATAACGCTACATATTCAGTAGGAAGTGGAGAGCCAAACGATATTGGGTTCTTTATGAAAGAACTACAAACTACTGGTCTTTTCAAAGATCAGGAAATGACAAGGATGTTAAATGAATTTAGATTACAAGGTGAATTAGATGGATCTGATTTCTATCAAAACCTTGTAGATACATTAACAACATCTGGTCGTTCTGAAGCAGAAGCCAAGACTTTAATTACTAGAGCATTTAACCAGCTTGGTTATGATGGATTCTTAATTACTGAACCACACCCAGTAACTAATGATGTTGTAGACGCAATAGTAATACACAATAATAAATCTTTAAGAACCGTTGATGCAGATGTTGAAGATAGTGTAGTAAATCCTGAGTTTGCTTCCAATATGAATGACAAACACCAATCATTAAATGGTCAGTTACTACAAGATGTCGTTGAACTTAATAAGAAACTAGAAGATTCTGACTATGTAAACATAGGATCAAAGGCACAAAAACTAGGTATGCCAGATGCTTTACAAGGGTTTGTTAAGAAAACTCTAAGAAAAGAAGCTATAGACATTGATGATGTTGAGGTAATTGAAAAGAATTACTCTACAAACTTTATTAGTGAAAACTCTGCACACCTAAGAAAAATAGGTGCAGCTTGGTTAGGTAATTTAATTAAACCTAAAGATGGACCAGGTATATATCAGATGCACGCAGCAGACTTGGCTAAAAGAATACAGCCAGTTATGCAGATGTTACAGAAATTACCAGACTATGGTAATCCAGTTAAGAGATACATAAATAAAACAGCACCATTCTTTCAAGCAATACCTTTATTAGGTAGAGCAGTTCCTGAAAAAGCTGTTGCTCCTCCTGCATCTCACAAAAGAATCATAAGAGCTATGAGAGCTGGGGACATAAGCAATCTTAATGATGCAGAAAAACAAATAGCAAATCATTTAGTAGGTCTATTTAAAACTGAACTAAATGATCTACACAATCTTGGTATACCAGTTGGTGATGTTACTCTTCGTAATGGAACTAAATATTATGTACCACAGATATGGAATGCAGATATTGTAAGAGAAAATCCTAAAGCTTTTGTAGAATCTCTACAAAGATTTATTACTCGTGAAAAAAGAATGGAAGGTAAAAATGTAGATCCTAGAGAGATAGCTGAAATTGCATCTAATATGATGAATAGAATCATAGACACAGATGGTAGAATTGATGTTGATGTAGACGCTAGAACTTCAGGTATTACAAGTGATCCGTTCTACCAAAGATTTATTACACTAAACAAAGATACTTATCCTGAGTTTGCAGATTATCTAGTAGATGATCTTGAAGGTATTATTACTAAATACTTTGACAAGACTACTAGAAAGAAACTTATGGCTAAAAACTTTGGTGCTGGTGGTCACGGACTAAACGCATACACGGTAACTGCTAAGTTAGGTGTGGAAGGTGCTGCTGATATACTAAGTGAAAACAAACTTATAACTATGCCTAGGTCTACAGGTGATGATGTACTTGAAGTATCACACATAGTTATACCTACGCCTAATCAAATAGAGCGTGCTCATCTAAAAGAAATACTTAGAGATATACAAGCAAGCTTAATTAACACTAACACAAATACAGTTCACGCAAGAGTAGATGCAGCTAGACGAAGGTTACTTGCTCTTACAGACACTGGTAGCTTAAACCCAGGTCAAATGGCTAACTTAAAAATAAGAATAGACGCAGTTGTTAATGGTCTAAAAGATTTCCCTGGAGGTATGTCAGAAGGATCTGAAGGATTTATAAGAAGTATTAATGATGTACTAGAAAGACGACCAATGTCTGATAGTAGAATGTTAAACAATGTAAGTAAAAAGATGAGAGCGTTTAACTCTGTATCTCTACTTGGTTGGACAACATTAACATCTATACCTGATATGGCATTACCTTTAATTAGAACTGGTAATTTCAAGGGCTGGATGAAAGCTTGGAAAGATGTAACTTTGGGTAGCCCAGAGTATAGACAAGCAGCTAAAGACATAGGTGTAGGTGTTGAAAACCTAATACACGATAGAATGACCCATATGGCTGGTGATGGATCTCAACAATTCCAGCACGCTTTCTTCTATGGCACTGGTCTACAGAGTTGGACAAACTTTATGAGAGAGGTGTCTGCTGTAGTTGGTTACAATACATTTAAAGCTGAAGCTGATATGGCACAAAAGCTTATAGCAAAAGGTCAAATAGATAGTGCAGCATATAGAAAATCCTTAAGGTTATTAAAAAGATATGGTCTAGAGGCATACGCTATGCCTGGTTCTAGAAGAATGGCTGATATGAAAACCGTAGCCAAAGATGATAACTTTAGATACGCTACAATGAGGTTTGTAAACGAAACAATCTTTACTCCAGATCCAAATGATGTACCTCTTTGGGCACAACATCCTATTGGTTCAATGGTATTCCAACTTAAATCATTCCCATTAATGATGATGCGTATGGTTTTTGGTGAAGGTGGTGTAGTAGACGAAGCTTGGAAATACAAAAACTTTAAACCAATGATAGCTTTATTAACTGTCGGTGGTGGTTTTGGTATGATGGCTAATACTATAAAAGATTACACTCTACAAAGAGGTGGAGAAGATGGACGAGAAGCAGCACTAAGAGAAAGAAAATTCAGTAAAACAGCAGTGGGTGAAACATTTAAAGTATTCACTGGTGTTGAAGGTGAAGATGCAGATAGATGGCTACAACAAAACTTAGGTAAAGATGCAGATAAATTCCTTGGTCACTACTTAGAGGGTATAGTTGCTTTAGGTGGTCTAGGTCTACTAGCAGAATTATTCTTTAACACAGCAGCACAAGCAGACAATAGATACTATGGTGCAGCTAGAATGATGTCTGCAATTGGTGGTCCATCAACTGGTGTATTGTTTGATGCAGCAGCTAATGTTGGTGGTGGTATAGAATTAGCTAGAGAATCAATACCAGGAGTAGAAGGAGATGGTAGTAACTCATCAGAAAGAGCATTCATAAGAACTCTATTAAGAAGAATACCAGTAGCTGGTGGTAATAAAGTATTCACAGAAGGTGGTACTGACTTACTAGCAGGAGAACAAACTGGTCGTAGATCACAATCTGAAGGCGGAAATGTATTTGATGCTATGAAGGCTAGCGACTTTGATAAGTTGTTTGCAAAATTTAAATAGAGATGAGAATTGGTATTTGCAGAAATCATAACAGGAATTACCTTAGTCAATAAAGCAGCTGAACAAATTAAAAAACTTGTGCAGAACGCCAATGATGTATCTAAATTAGCTAAACACATAGACGATATGTTTGAAGGCGAAAGCCAAATCAATAGAAAAAGAAACAAAAGAAGTATGTTTTCTGTTCACTCTGTAGCAGAAGAAACAATAAACGCAAAGCTCGCCAGGGAGAGATTAAATGAAATGGGTCAATTGATAGACCTAAGATTCGGTCACGGAACTTGGGCAGGTATACTAAAAGAAAGAGCAGACAGAATACACGCAGCTAAAGAAGAAGCCAAAAAGATAGCACATCAGAAAAGAATACAATACGAGGAGAATATGCAATTGTTCTGGACTATACTTGGTATACTTGTTGGTGCAGTTGGATTGTTATTTGGTATGTATGTATTTTTTAAGAATTGATAAAGTAATAAACTATAATAGCACCTATAAGTAAAGCACCCATATTATAAAAGAACATTAATAATCCTAGTTCAGCTGTCATTAATCCATACTAGCTATAGAAGTTATTTTCTTTTCACCTGAATACTCGTCTACGACAACAACAGCTTTTACTTTTGCACATTGATAACGAGCAGAGCTAGTTCTTTCAGCAAGCCTTTTCATTTTTAAACAGGTTGCCATCTTTTGATCCTGAACATAAAGATGTTCTTTTAATACATCGTGATTAGGTTGCCCTAAAAACATTAATAAACTAATGACTATTTCCATTTGCCCTCACTTTGTCTTTAAGTTCTTCTATATCAGCAGAAGCTTTCTCTAATTGTTTTTCTAAATGTTGTAACATAACTTGATTGTGAATGTTTTTATTTAACAATTCTGTGTGTTGATCTGTAGTCTTATAAAGATCCTCAATCAAGATAAATTGTTCTTTGTCTACGGTAGTTTGTTCTGATGCTTTTAGCAGATCTGCATTCATCAGCTCACGACTTGTTTCTAAAGATGTAAGTCTAGCTGTTATCTCAGTGTAAGCGAATATTCCCATACTAACCCCAACTATTATCCCTATCATATTTTTAATTGGCATAGATACTGAGGTACTATCGCTTACTTTCATCTGCCTCCTTGTCCACGGTAACGCTTATAGTTTCGCTTTTCGCTTTTGTTCATATTTTTTTTATGTCTACCTATTTTTTTTTTAGATTTAGGTTCAAAAGTATTTACTCCAAACTTGTGCTTCTTAGCCACGCTCCCCCATAACACGCATTTGTAGACCTTGTATAACTTTAGCCAAAGTCTTACCAGTATCTTCTAAGCTTTTCTGATGTTGCAATTGTGTAGGTGGAACCATTCTATTTTTCATAGCCAATGCTTGAGCTATCTCTAAATTCATAGCTTCAGGTGGTATCATATAAGCAGGATTATTCTTGCCACTCATATACCTTTTAAAGATTTCACTTATTTTTTGTGTCATCTGTGGATCTACTTCCGCAGATGTAGGATTAGGGTTAAAAGCTTGTGGATTCATCATATATAAAATCTCCTTGTTTTATATATCTATATCAAAAAGCTCTCTTTCCATCGTCCTTCTACGGACTAAACCTTGTAGGATCTTGCCACCTGCTCTTCTCCACTTAGGAAACTCAGCAGACGCACCCTCGTAGTTGCCACGATTTAATTTCATACGCATTGTAGAGCTTTGGAAATTACCACTACCAACATTGAATATAAAAGAACATAGGGCAGAGTGCATATTTTCTGTAATTTCTGCAGTAACTAGCTTGTCTATAGCGTAATAACAATGGTCTAGTTCTTGCCTTAGTAGGTATTCTCCATCTTCTTCTGTGATAGGTGGGTGGGATTTGGTCACTGGCTTTCTTTGTTTATCCCAAGTAGAGCCATAACCTATAGTCCAACGATTAGCTGGACATAGGTATACGGTAGGAGAAAAACCCTCAAAGTGTTTTATTATATTTAAACCTTCTGCGTTGATCTTCATTTTCTATTGAAACTTCTTTGACCAAACCAGAAAGAAACAACTGCAGCCCACACTGCTTGTATCTCATTAGACCAAATTCTATTATACATTTCTAAGTCTATAGAATTGAACGCTAACATAAATGTTAGAATCATAAATTCTAAAAACAAAAGGTATGTCATTATAGGTCTAACACTAGAAGATAGGTTAATAACCCATTGTGATGACTTGACCGTCATCTTTGTTTGGCTTTTTTGTAGAGCTTCTGTTTCACGAATGTCAGCTTCAACATTCATAAATTGTAATTTCTGCTCTCCAAGTTTGATTTGTTGTTCTAATTGTTTATCCATTAACTTGAGTTCGTGAGCTTGATCTCTCTTTTCTTCAAAGAACCCAAGTAGTTTTGGGAGAAAGGAAGTACCAAATCCAAGTAATGATCCTAGTAGTGATAGCATATAGCCTCCTTTGTTATTATATCACAATTGTAATATCTTAGGTATAAAGTTTATTACCTTTTCTGTAGTCCCATTGTTCTCTATAACTAAGTCTGCGTCAAAGTCTTGACTCTCTGATTCGTGAGATGTCTTGACTGAAGATGGTCTAGTCATTCTAACTATAATACCACCCATATCTTTTATAATCTTTACTTCGTTTTCAAATCTAACATCATCAGCAACGACTCCCTGGTTCATAGATGTTAGTTCTTTTGCTTTGGTAGACCATAGGTTTACCCATATATTGTCACCAATAATCTTTCTTCCCCATTCTGTGCCAAGTGTTTGCATAGCAAATCTAGGTGTCTTGCCACATAATAATTCTGCTTCAATTTCTTTATTAGCACCTTCAAGATGCGAGTATGATAGACCAACAGATGACAACATCTTTTTAATTGGATATGCCATCTTTAGTTTTGTGAAGTTATGTTTGGAACACAATGCGTCTGCCAATAGTGTTTTACCACTACCAATATAACCTGTAATACCTACTATCTTAGGACGCATTAAGTACCTTCTGAACTCTTAATTCTGTAAGTTCTCTAGTTAAATGTCTAAGTTTGTCTTGAGCTTTTGTTCTAGCATCAGGGTCTACAGGTTGATTGTTTTCAATCTTCCATTCAACATCTCGTATTCTTTCTTTGACGCTAGAAATCTCGTGCTCTAATTTGACAATGTCAACTTCAATGTTTTTGGTCATCTTCTTTTCCTGTTAAAATATAAGCATCAGGATGTATGAAAGATATAGGTATGTTATGATGTCTACAGAACTCTATCTCCCGAGTTACACCGATGCTATTTTGCCATCCATCTAACATTAAAACAAACATTCCTTTCGCGTGTTTAAGTATACCAAAATCCAACTCAAGCCAAAACCTTGTTGGTGCTTTTATTATACCACATACTCTCTGTATTGCGTGATGATATGTGATAGGACTATAAATATTTAATCCAGTTTTCAACAGCTTATAAGTACACCTAGTCACTTGTTCATACCTGTTCTTCATCTCTTCACTATCTGCCGTATTGTTTAACGAATACGGACAGGCTAGATATTGGAAGTCTTTGGCAGAGGCTGAAATCTCTCCCATTTCTGGCACTCTTCCTGACAACCAAGATTGCAAGTCCATCCCCCCGCTAGTTTCGGCTGGTAGTTCTTGCAAGTTTTCATTGTTTGTTTTACTTCTTTTTCTTCCCAACATACATCCCTCTTAAAACATCCCCTACATCTCCAATCTGTAGGGTCGTTTGATATTTTCCTTGCTTCTCCATTGAGAACCCTCTCAACTTTGGCACAAAGATCGTTATAGTAAAACTCATCGTATCGGATAAGCTCGGAGTGATATTCAGAGTTGTTTTTATTGTAAGATATAAATACACATTCGTTTAATTTTCCTAAACCTAACATAAATTGAACCTGAGAATAGTAGTGTCTATGACTATACTTAACACCTTTAGTAGAAAACTCTTTGAACTTGTTATCGTTCATACTTTTAATCTCTAAAAGTTTAGAGTCTTGGTCTATAGGTCCAAGCATTCCGTCAGCGTGACCAACTGCGTGTCCACCAAATCCATCAAATGCCCACTGCTTACCAGTAAATGGATCTTTTTCCATAACTGCTACGCCTGTCTTTTTAATATCTCTGATGACATCATCTTCTATTCTATGACCATCACGGAAAATTCTTTTAAGTCTATAACCTATTGAACTATCTGGAAAGCCACGAAGAGAAAAGGCAATAAGAGCCTCGCAAGGATTACCTACAATACTAGCACCTATATAAGACCTAGCCTTTTGTGGGTTATCCTTTTCTTCTTTCTCATACGCTTGATTAATTAGATCCGCGAGGTTCATACTTTGTTCCTTTAAGAAAAAAATAGCAGAGCAGACAAAAATGTCTACCCTGCTAGCAAAGTTAGAATGGTATAGCTTCGTCTGCAGAATCATCTTTGTCTACAGATTCAGTCATACCAGTCCCTGGGGAGGACTTCTTTGGTGTATCTGGATCTATTTCAGAAGGATCAAAAAATCCTTTTAATTTAGAACCAGTCCTTTCTTCTCCGTCCATAGTGTAAGTATCCTTCTGGACAGAAGCACCAACTTTCAAACCTTTAAGAGAAGCTATGTCAGATGGATTGTCTGGAGTTGGATGACCCCCGTGTATAAGTAAAGCTTTTAATTGCTCTCTTCCAATCCTTGTAGCTGTCTGACTTGAAGGTACATTTACATTGATCCAAGCTCGTAGAGTTCCTTGACCTTTAACATCTGTTAAAGATAGTTCTACTGCTGAACCACCATTCCTTGTTTGTTTAATAAAGGCATCTGTAATTGTTACTACATATCTGCCTGGTTGTAGGATTTGAGGTGCTGAAGATATATCAACTCCACTCAAATTCAGTTCTCTAAAATTAAACGCCATTATTTTTTCTCCTTAGTTTTAAGTTTATTGTACTCGTCATCGTCCATATCTAGACGCTTCAGAAGTTCCACGATATTACCAGTTTTTTCTACTGCTTTAAGTCTACGCTTTTCATCACGCACCTTGCCGTGCCAACCTCTTACTTCATCAGTGATAACATAACGAAGAACTTGTTGCCTGCCCTCAATCTCTTGAGTGACCCTTACACCACAGAAAACACAATCAAAGATTCCTGGTAGTTGTTGCATAGTTGCTTTACCTGCAATCATACACCAGTAGTCCACATTACCATTGTCGTCTGTAGATTCTTTTGCAAGAGCAGTGACTATGCAGTGCATATTCATATCCCTTATGGCTTTACAAGCACCAATAAGTTGAGAAGCGTGATTACCCCACACGGCAAAACCATCTGGGTTTTTCTTACCAAGTTTCTCTGCTCTTATCTTTTCTTCTTTCTCAGCGTGTTGATAAGAAAGATCAGATAGTTCTGTTAAACTATCTATACCTATCCAAGAGTACCCTTTCTTTTTAAAGTCCTCTGACTTTGTCCATTTGAAAATATCCTTAAAAGAATACTTTCCTTTCTTAGGGTCTGATGGATCATCCCAAGATGAAAAAGGTAGGTAGTCAATACCTGCTGAACGAATAGACGATAGTCCACTCTCTCCAGAAAATATAAACCCTTTACCAAAATGTTCTTGGAAATATTTTAATTGAGTGGTTTTACCCCACCCGTGATGACCATATAAAAGAACCTTTCTTTTAGCTGTATCATCGCCTGCTGTATTTAATGGTTCAAACATTAGCTACTCCTTGTTAGTTTGACAGAAATAGGACCAGGCTTACGAGTTAACGCAGGCTGTAGTTCCTTTTGTTCTGCTTCAGTTAGTTTTTGGAAGGTTCTCTTTTCAACGGTGAGTCTTTTCTTTATATGTGCAGGAAGTTTCCCACTCTTGAATAACTCTTCAAGTATGTCTTGATCCCAATGGAATCGTTCTTGTCTATTTATAGTAACGACATCTTTACCATAAACTCTTGTTTGCTCTCCGAACTCCTCTGGAAATTCTGCAACTAGATCTGCTTCTAACTTTTCAATAGCTTTGGCATTATCTTCTTGCTTCCTCTTTCTTTCTTTCAACTCCTCAATCTTTTGAGATATAGGAGCATTCTCGGTATCGGATTCAAATTGTTCCCAATCGCTCATAATAACCATCCTTTTATGTTAATAGTAATCTTACACTACACCAGTATCATATATAATACAAGGAGTATAACCGATAAAGTATTGTAGCATATATTATACATATTGTTTTTGTCTTATATGTATGACAATATGAAATCTACCATAATACTAACAGGAGTAGAGATGAAGTTTAATGCAAAGAAATTTATAGAAGATGCAGGAGGAGTTCGTAAGATCGCCGAGGTTCTTCGTAAACCTCGTACGGCTCCATATAGAATGATTAACACAAGATATATGACCAGTTGGCACTTTGAGAAAATCAAAGAGGTTAACCCAGACATATGTATTGACGATTACTTTGAGGATGACACTAATGGCAAACGAAAAAGAAAAGTTTAAAGCTTTATTATATGATGAAGCTTGTAATGCAATAGATAGAGGTTGGACTATAATACCACTTTCCATATCAGGAAAGATACCTCTAAACGATTGGAAGAAATATCAAACAACACCTACTACACAAGAAGAAGTAGAGGAGTGGTTCTTAGAAGGAGCACCTACTTCATCTGGCAGGCGTGTAGAAGTATTTAATTTAGCACTGGTTACTGGTGCTATAAGTGGTCTTATAGTTTTAGATTGTGATAATGAAGATGCAGTAGCTTATGCAAAGAAACATAATCTAGTATCTCCTATCGCCGTCAAGACAACAAGAGGCTATCACTATTATTGGAAACATCCATTACACGGAAAGAAGTTCGCTAACAAAGTTGGTGGAGTTGCTCGTGATTGGGTAGACATAAAAGGTTTAGACTTGCGTGGAGATGGAGGCTATGTAGTTATGCCTCCTTCCATAAAGTTAAAAGAAAAAACTATTACACATCAATACAAATGGAATCTTGCTGAAGGTTTTGACTTTGAAGATATAGACGAGTTTGTATGGAAAGGTACTCCAACTGATATTAAATCAGAAGAAAATTTTTCTTTTGATAAATTAGATTTAAGCGATGTGAAGGTTGCTTCAATCGCAGACTCTATGTCTATCTGGGATCAGACAGAAAATAGAGTGTCCATTTTGGGTCGTAAACTTCGTATTGGAGATGCGACTGATGATTGGATGATAAGATATTGTGGACAGATGGTAAGAAGAGGAGTCATTAAAGAGGACTTATATCAATCTGTTTTAAACTATCACGAAAAATTCTTTGACTCTGAGTCATACTCTAATGAAGAAACAGAGAGATGGCTTAGGACTAAAATGGAATCTGCCTATCAATTAGATAGACGAAACTATCCAGAGGACTATGACGAATCTGGTGATCGCATAGACTCTGAAAAGAAGGTAGATGACACAAAGAATGTAGCCTCGTCAAGACTTGTCCCTATTTATATAAACGCTGTGGAAAGGCTCCTTAAAGAGATGGTGGACGAGCCTTATTGGTGCAATCCCTTAGTACCCGAGGCTACTATTACTCAAGTTGTTGGATTCAATGGTCACGGAAAATCTTATTTTCTATCGGCTATGCTTACAGCTTTGTCAGCAGGTAATGAAAGTTTTGGTCCATATGAAATGGGTAGACCTGCTAAAATCTTCTATATGGATTACGACAATCCAAGAAGAACTGCACTTAGGCGTATGCAAGAGTTCAACAAAACATTCGGTGATACTAACGAGCACTATGCTTTATGGTCGCCGACTTTAATTAACCCTGAAGATGGTGGAGAAATAAACTTACTTGAAGAAAAGGATTTCAAACTACTAGGTAATTGGCTCAAAGTTGTAGAGCCTGACATAATTGTTATAGATACAATTCGTAATGCCTTTCGTGGTTTAGAAGAAGCAAGTCCTAAAGAATGGGGTAAGGTTAACTATGTTGCAAAACAGATAAGAAATATGGGTGTGTCTGTAATTCTTGTTCATCATCGTAACAAACCTGGTGAAGGAGGAATGGGTAGAGAAGCTGGGTCTACGGCTCAGTTAACTGATGTTGATACCCAGGTATTCGTCACCCAAGTCTACGAAAACAAAGCTGAAGCTAAAGCTAAAGCTGGTTTGGTAGATAGCGATCTAACAATCTGGACATTAGATGGCAGAGAGTTTTCTCCATATAATTATTTGAAAGCTCAAATGAAGGCTGATTCTAGGTTGTCTATGGTTACACAAATATCTTTTGGAAAGATCAGGCAGCAGACAGAACTGCATCAAACACATTATGTTGGTTGGTGTGAAAGTCTGATTGATGGAAAGAAGTATATAGTGTCAACTAAATCTAAAAAACAACAAGCATTAAAATTATCATTAACTGACGGTAAAAATCCTACACAAATAAGTAGAGAGATTAAGGTTCCTGCTTATGAAATTAAGAGGTGGTTGGGTATTGATAATGAAGAAACCTAATAGACTATTAGAACTACTAACAAAACATCTTTGGACGAAGTCCAAAAGATGCTGTAAGTGTATTAGTCTAATAGGTGTACCATCCTGTCAAGCTAGTCGTCAAACTTTTTTTCAAGGACAACCCAAATCGGGAGCTGTCGCTCCCTCATTTTTGTTAGGAAAATCAATAACTTTAAGGTATAACGATAAAAGTTTGTATACTGCAAGAAAGGAGGGTATATGGGCAAGCCAGTTAAGGTCACAAAAAGTGATCTTGAATATCTGGCTAAGGCTCTCAAACAAAATAAACCTTACACTGAAATGGCACGGCATCTTGGCATATGCGTAGATACCGTTAAAAGAATATTACATAGAGAAGGCTTGGCAGAATTTGATGGTGCGAAATATGTAGTTGCGTTGTCATCAGATAAACATATGAAGATGTGGGAACGACCTTGTATGAAATGCAAGTGTACTAAGCCTCGCCCAAAATGGCAGTATATATGTACGAAATGTAAAGAAAAATTCAGCAAAGAAAGTGAGAGTATATGGGACTTCTAAGACCTAAAGCTAAAGGTGATAAGTATGAACGCGAGGTTGCAAAGTATTTAGACGAGATACTTTATGACGAAGAGTTCCAAAAGATTTTAAGAGCACCGCTGTCTGGAGGAGGTCGGTCTTTTCAGGGGGGTGGGTCCGCAGACATAACAGGCACACCAGATATATGGGTAGAGGCAAAGCGTACAGAAAAGTTTTCACCTTACGCGTCTATAGAACAAGCAGAGAAAGGTAAGGCTGCCCAGCGAGCACCCGAGATGCCTGCCGTATTTAGTAGACGAAACAGAATGGAAACAAAAGAAAGTTTAGTTGTAATGCGTGCTGAAGATTGGGTTAAGTTATACAAAGCATACCTAATTCAAAAAGGTCATAAAATAAAGGACGACTGAGTAGCACATTTCTGACATTATTTGTGTATGAAAGGATAGACAAATGGGTAGTTTATTTGTTCCTCTTATATTCGTTTGTTGGATAAACGGAGAATGCGTAAGCTTATACCATCAAGATGAACGATTTGAGAAACAAACACAATGCGAAAAATTTTTAGAAGGTTGGAGTGCAGATGTGATAGACGGGATATTTCATTCCAGCACGATGCCTTTTAGTTTTAAAACAGAGTGTCAACAATTCCCAGATGGTGTAGTCCCACGCGTTGTCTTTCCTAAAAAAGTTATAGAAGGAGTTAAAACATAATGCACAGAGGTATAACTAAATGTCCTAGTTTGCTAGTTCCAAAAGGAAGTAGAAGCTCTAAAGTAAAAATTATTCCTAGTCTATCGTCTAAGAAAGACAGGGGTCCATCAGTAATTCCAATCAATCAAAACCCAACGAAAGTTGAAGTTAAAATAAAGGTAACATAATGGAATACAAAGATGCACCACAAAGAATCGTAGGAGTTAACGAAGGCGTTAAACTATTACAACGATTTATTATAATGTATAAACCTACCACTGGTAGTAATGTAAACACTTGGTCACATTCAGGTGCTTCGGCATTTCCAACTCCTGAATATAGAGTTAATAATAATATACCTAGACCAGGTGGTAACTTCTTCACACAAAAAATTACACCCTCTTCAAATAACACAGCTATCTGTGTAAAATTTCTTGTCTGGTCTAGTGGTATGCAGAACATAGAGTTCTGGTATAACTCTTGGGGCAAAGATATAACTGGTATTGTAAGGTTAGATGTTGCGTCATCATACTATACCGTTTCTGTAGACCTACCAGATAATAGTGGTATCTCAGACGGGTTAGATGAAATACCTTCTTACTCTTGGAATAGTGCGTCTTTACCTCAGCCTTATAATCAATCGGCAACTAAATCCTATGTCTACCCACACTGGATGAAGATAGAAGAATGGGAGAACGGAGATCCAAATCACCCACAAGTCAAATACTGGACAGACCCTGGTCACGATGGAGTTAAATCAAATCAAACACACCCAATGAATCATCAGACTGGCAAAACTTATGTGATGAATAAAGAATTTAATTCTGATTACGCTAATCAATACACGATGAAAAAAGATGGGCAACATCAAGATGGTGTCGCATTTAAAGGAGAACTCAATAAAGATGGAGGGTATGATTAATGCCAGAAATGACAATGATATGGAATGCCATACTCACCGTGGCTGGTGGATCTTTAGTATGGTGGATAAGGGGGGTGTCTGTGAAAATAGATGAGATAGAACGAACCGTGTACGAAGCAAAGACTGAGATGGCTAGAGAATATGCTTCTAAGAAAGATTTAAGGTTATCAATGGACGACTTGGGTCGTAGATTTGATAAGATAGAAGAGAAGATAGACACGGTTTTAATTAAAATAAAAGTGTCAGATTAAGAAAGGACTACACATATGCCGAAAGTTGGTAATAAAAAGTTTGCTTACACTAAAAAAGGCAAGGCAAAAGCGAAAGCTTATGCTAAAAAGACTGGCAAAAAAATGAAGTCAAAAAAATATTAACCACCAGAGGAAGGAGAAAACCTATGCCGATGCGATCAACATATAAAAAGTCTAAGTCTATGAAGCAGAAAGGACAAGCTAAGAAAACTTCTGCAGCAGCGATGAAGGCTAAAAAAGGCACGGTCTACAGCAAGGCTCGTATGAAGTCTGCTCGTAGAAAGAGTCTTAAAAAAACCTAAACAGGTAGGTAAGTGCGATTTCCACAGCGTCAAAAGTTTGCCGAGTGTGCGGGCTAACGAAGCCCGTCACTTCCTTTTATGTAGACTACAATAAAAGGGGTGGCAAGCGTAAGCCATATCGCCGTTCAATTTGCAATACTTGTATTGGCAGAAGGCGTAAGATTGGATACACCAAAACACCTGAAGCTTTCATTAAAAGATTATTCACACAACTCAGATCTAAAAGATTAAAACAAAGGATTCCCGTAACTATAGACTACAATTACATATTAAATTTATACTATAAACAAGATGGTAGGTGTGCGTTATCGGGAGTAAAACTTACACACCTATCATCTAACATATTAAAAATGTTTGATAGAAACCCCAATAATATCAGTATTGACAGAAAGGATACGACAAAGGGATACATTTCTGGTAATATTCAGCTAGTATGTAAGAGGGTAAACATTATGAAACACTCGCTTACTGATAAACAATTTAAGGTATGGATAAAGAAGATATTAAAACACTCGCACTAATGGTACACCCAGACGCTGTACCTATGCCCTCTATTGAGGTTGCACCTTCGTCTGTACTAATTAATTTTCCTGCTAAAATAAACGGCAAATTGTTATGGCAAGGTCTACAACTATCACCTGAAGAAGCTATTGAAACAGGTATGATGTTGATGGCAGGTGGAGAGGATTGTCTTAAAAAAGACTTTGATGCCTAGCAAACCAATAACAATCGGCGAGAAAAAGTATTATAAATATTTAATCATATGGGAAGATATCGTTGGCGATTCTTCTATCAGTGATGAGAACGCCTTTAATAATATGCGTGTCGCCACCATACATACTGAAGCCTATGTGTTTAAAAGAACTAACAAATACATTTATAGCTTTGCCTCTTATCAAAACGATGGCGACATTGGTTTCGGTGATCGTAATGTCTACCCTAAATCAGTTATAAAAAAGATGACACGGATCTAGTGCGGGCAATATTGCCGTAAGTTCTGAGTATTGCCGTGAAAAATTTTCGCCAAAATTTTGAAAACAAGCCCGTGGTTCAGGGTGAAAAATTTTTTCTCCATCTGGTTTTTGGGGGTTATTTGG